TCCAGGATTTCCCAGACTGCTCCCATCGGTGTATATCTCATACATGATTAGGTATTGGGTTTATTTTCTAAGTCCATTATAAAAAAGATGCAACAAATTGCCCCCATGTTAATGTTACTTTGTTGTGTATGCTGTTGCTCCTCATCTATGAGGTCAGCCGGTAGTATTCCTACCACACCCGCTGCTTCTATCGCCAGTTGTATGGGTTTATTTACCGGTGGTTTGGGTATGCTCGGTGGGGGTTTGTTTTGAGGGGTACTCTGAAGCCTTCTTTGGTGTTTTACATATCGTATCACCACAATGATCCCTGTTCTGATAGATAGAATTGATGGATGTTGAAATTTCGTTACACGACTTCAAATTCCAACGTCCCAATAGAGGTTTATCCACTTTAACAAAAAGTTCAAATACTTTCTTGAACATTATATTAAATAGGAGGCTTGTATTTAAGTAATCATTTTTAAACAGCATTGGTACTGTGCATTTTAAAAATGAGTTTTGTTTTTTAATTATTTACTAAAATACCGCGTATGGGCATTTAGTTGGAGAAGGCGAGGCCACCCATACCAGACTGGACACGGAGGACGTTGTAGTTAACCGCGAACATGCTGAGGTTGAGCGCGTCAGTGGACTTCATAGTAACAGCAACCTGCGCGTTGTCGATGCGGGAGAAGTTGCAAGTGCCGGTAGGCTGGTGCTCCTCGGGCTTGAGCGCGAAGGAGTACGAGTAGACACCCGCGTAGGGGGAGCCGGAGTGGTGGAAGTGGGGCTGCACCTGGTTGAAGTACTTACCCTTTTGCTCCTTGAACCTGTCCTGACCGTTGAGCACAAGCTTGAAGGTGTTGAGGGGACCGTTGACCTCCTCGGTGAAGGCGTCGGCAGCCGCGGTACCGCCAGTGCCTAGCTTGAGGAGAGGAGCACCGGAGACAGAGGTGGAGATGAAAGCGTTGGAGTCGGCAATGCCGGTGGGGTCGCACTCGAGGATAATGTCATCAACAGCACCCTTGGAGGTGAAGTTCCACATCTTGGTACGGGCAACACCCGAGTCGAAGCACCATACGAGCTCCTTGACGGGGTGGTTGTACGAGAGGCGGACCTGCTTGGTGGAAGCGGTGGTGACGGTATCAGTACCAGTGTGCTGCACCTGCTCGATCAGGTATTCGTGACCCTTTTGGGCAAAACGCCTACGCTCCTCGGTGTCAAGGTATACGTAGTTGGCCCAGACCTTGAAGGTGCCAGTCTGGAGGTAGGTAGAGAAATCAGACGCTAAATCGAAATCAATACGAACCTCGTGGTACTGCAGAGCAATTAGTGGGAGGTAAAGTCCGGGATTGCGGTTAAAGAAAAAGACTAGGGGCAAATAGACAGTAGAATCGGCAGTGCCGGTAGTCATCTTACCCCAAGTGGCCTTCTTGGACTCATCGAGGTAAAGCTCGGAGTACAGACGCCACCACTTCTGGTAGTGCTTGTCGACCCTTTGTCCACCGATCGATAATTCGACGGAGGAGACCGCACGCTCAGCGACCCAGTTAAGATCCGCGGCAGTAGCGGAAGAGAGGGACGCGATGCCAGCCTTAGACATGAGCTCGACGTACATATCGCCGACAAGATCACCGTTACGGGCGACGGTGACGGAAACGCGGCCGGAGTCAGCGGCAGTACCGTTGACGGTCTGCTCGATGTTCTCCATCGCGAAGTTAGTGTGGCGCTTGTATTTCGCCTGGAAGAAAGTTACTTCGGGGTTGCCAGTCAGATAGACATCCTGGGCTCCGTAGGCGACCAATTGCATAAGACCGCCAGCCATTTTGAGAGTTGTTGTACTATAAGCAGAGAAAATAATTTTGGATAAATGCGAAATTTCGCGATCCAATTTTTCTTGGTCTAATTCAAATGTCCACACAGCCTGAAGAACCTGAGATTGAGGAGGGTGAAATTGTATCCGAAACTGAATCCGAAGAAGAGGAGCTCTCCATCATCGCTACTGAGGATGAGCCTATGGACGAAATCGATGATGACGATATGATGTTCGAAGATGATGGTGTGGATGTTGCGACCCTCATGACCTCCCTTCTCGCAACCGAGGATGGAGACACTGTATGTACGGCCCTTGTCAGTATCACCCAACAACTTCAAATGCAAAACAAAATTTTGATAAAGATTTTGAGTGAATTAAAAAATTAATTAGAGAGAAAAATTGTAAAAGATATAATTAATGGAGGACACTCACTTCATCGACAAGGAACCAAATCGCTATGAAGCGCTTGCAGTACTTCAAAAACAGACTATCCAGTCGATGAATGAAGAGACCATAACAAATATTATCGAAACATTTGAAAAGATGTGGAACCTCAGAACAGAAGATTTCAAATGTGCACGCGAACTCGGGTATCATCAGTATGTACACATCGATAATTTTGACACCGAGGGGAACCCAAATGTGAGTAGTATCGACATTTTAGCAATAAAAGGTATTCGTGAAAAACAGCGTCGTTTCCTGGTAGATTTAAAAGGTCAGATCAAGAAACTCAAACTCGATAAAAAGGGGGATGAGAACGATACGACTATGATCACAAGGGTTCATAATATTCTAAAACAGGTAAAAGATGGTTACGATAACGTCCGTCGCCATTATAGTGCATACGAGCGTGTTGTAAATCCAACCGCAGTTCCACAAACATCTTCTATTTCTGATGCTTCCACTATGGGTGAAGATGACCTGGATAATTCCATACCCCTCCAAAAGTGTATTATTTTCTGTCTCGATGAACTCGAAAAGGCAAAATATCGTAGATACAAAGGTCATTGCTGCGAAGAGAGAAAGACGGAAGATGGACACAACACGAGAGCATGGGAGCAAAAGATGACAATCGAGGACTTTGTTTATTCCTTATCGAATAAGGATGATAATTTTGAAATGTGGAAAAACTTCACGAGTAAAGGGAGTATTTTCAGGGAAGTCATCGACCATCTTTCAAAGTGTCAGGACTCCCAATTTCCAACCATTAACAAAAGACGTCACGTTTGGTCGTTTAAGAATGGTGTATTTGTAGGCAAAGAATGGGTCTCTACAAGTCCAGATGATGGATATTATACATGCACATTTTACCCTTATAATTCGATAGAATTCAAAAATCTAGATCCATCTATCGTCGCGTGTAAGTATTTCGACAATGATTTTAACGATTATTCACATTTGGATAGATGGCAGGACATCCCCACACCAAACTTTGACAAAGTTTTACAGTATCAGAAGTTTGAGGAGGAAGTATGTAACTGGGCGTATGTTATGGGTGGTCGTCTCTGTTATGATGTGGGTGATCTAGACAGTTGGCAAATTATCCCATTCTTCAAAGGTATCGCTAAATCGGGTAAATCTACATTAATTACTAAGGTTTTCAAGAATTTCTATGAAAACCAGGATGTACGAACTCTGTCAAACAATATCGAGAAGAAGTTTGGTCTTTCTTCAATCAAAGACGCTTTCATGTTTATTGCACCGGAGGTAAAGGGTGATCTCGCTTTGGAACAGGCTGAGTTTCAGTCTCTCGTATCAGGTGAAAACGTATCTGTAGCAGTTAAGAATAAACCAGCTGAAGAGATTCCAGAATGGAAGGTACCCGGTGTTCTCGGTGGAAACGAAGTTCCAGGGTGGAAAGATAATTCGGGTTCGGTCCTGCGTCGTATTTTACCGTGGAACTTTAGCAAACAAGTGAGACAAGCTGATCCTCGTCTCGATGAAAAACTTAAAATGGAATTACCTAGAATTTTAGTTAAATGTGTCCGGGGTTACATCGAATACAGGAACAAATACGCTGACGCGGATATTTGGGATGTCGTACCTAAATACTTTGAAATCATCAAGATGCAGGTGGCGAAGGTGGCGAACTCTCTCATCCATTTCCTAGAATCTACCATTGTCGACAAGGGTAAAGACCAATACGTACCACAAAACTTGTTTGTAGCTGCGTTCAATACACACTGTAAAAACAATAATTTGGGTCAACACAAGTTTCATGAAGATTTCTATGTGGGACCATTCAGTTCTTATGATATCGAGGTTAGGAATGAATCTGTATCGTATAGAGGCAGGCAATACCCCGTCCAACCAGTCATATTTGGTATTGACTTAATCGAAGACCAGTTAATGACGGGCAACAATCATTAAAAAAAATCCTTACACATAGTAATATGAGCCAGTCGGTCAAAGAATTTGTCAGGCAGTCTGGTGTGGACGTACGAAGTCCAGACTCTAACTCCAATAATAACTTCGCTCGAGAACTTGAAGAGGATATGTTTAGACGTCAAGATCGTATGGCTCGCCGAGAAGAAATTGCACGTGGTCAGCAGTTCTTCCGTGAACCTACACGACCTGAATTACAGCAACGACGGGTTCCTCCTCCACCTCCTAGACGGAGTCGTTTCGCACAGTTCGAAAACAATTCTCCATTAGAAAATGAATTTTCTGATGTAAATATGAACAAATTAGTAAATAATGCATTAAGAGAACCCATAAATACAAGTGAATTTGACAACATGAATCTCACTCCTATCAACGAAGCCGCGTTTGAAAAGGGTCTCGCTGAGATGAACCCAAATACAATCAATGAATTTGGGGGTCTCACTGATCTAGAAATTTCTCCATTGAAACCCGGTTTGTTCGTTGGCACTATTAATAAATCATTCGGTAAAGAAGTTCGTTTAGACCTTTTACCAATTCTAATGAAAAAACCACTCGGTAAAACACCTATCGGTCAGGGTCTTTATATAGACACAAAAGAGATAAAGGGTATTTATGGTCAGTTTAAAACTGGATTTTCTCATACAAAAGAGGGTGGTCCCAAAGGAAGTATTAACAAACCTTTCGCCAGTGTCCAAATTATGGTGACCGTTTCGGATGGTATGAATAGTCAAGGTGGACTCTGTAATATTTATAGGAATGGTAAAATACTTTTCCGTAATGGATTTGTTGGTACAAACATTGCAAACCAACCTGAACTCATTCGTCGATTTATCGTAGATAATTACACACAAAAAGAACCATTCCTTTACAGTCCAATCGAGTATAACAATCTAAGTGGTCAGTTTAGTATAAATGGGGTATTCTCAAATCTCACTCGTATGCAAATGAAATTTTCAAAATATGGAACTACCACATATGAACCAGAACTTTCACCAATGCTTTATGTCACCATGAAAGGGTACACACTCAATATTAGTAAGTCTGGCACCGTACAAATCATAGGTGCCAAGTCACCCGCTATCATGGAAAATGCATACAAAGCTGTAACTCCATTAATCCGTGAATTTTATAGAGATGGAGATGTCACTATAGACAAGACCAAACGTAAGACAAAGACTAAGCGCAAGACCAAGACTAAAAAGGTTTCTCCTCCTAAAAAGACCAAACCCGTAGTAAAACGCAAAGCACCTTTAACAAACAACCAAATCAACGCACTCAAGATTGATGGAAAGAAGTGTGATCGTATGTCTAGAGATGAACTCAAAACTCTTGCACGTAAAATGGGTATTCTCAGTTTTAGAATTAAAAATGGTCCCACCACCCGGGATATGCGTAAGGATGAAATTTGTGCTGCTATAAAGGCTAAATCTAAAACTAAAAACGTTACTGTAAAAAATACCAATAAAAACAAGAACGTTAAATTATCCGGTACCGGTAGCACATTTCGCATCGGTGGTAAATTATGTCGTGATAAGACATTAACTGAAATCAAACAGTTTGCTGCATTACTTAAAATAAATACATCGGGTAAGCAGACGAAGGATGCCCTTTGTAAACAGATTGAGAAGAGTCGTAATAATCTTGCAAAGCCCAAACCTCCTCCTCCACCCAAGCCTACAAAGAGGAATGTACAGAAGGAAAAGAAAGCACGGGTTCAAACTGAAAAGATGAAAGAGAGGGTAAAAAGGGTCGGATTAGACGACAATTCTATTCGTAAAGACCTTGAGAAGCAGTACGGTAAGGCGTGGATGAACAGATACAAACCTAACCTCACTCAAGACGTTAGAAACATCAAGAATGCTGCATCTAGAGTTAATTCCAATGATAAAAATAAGGCGCTTGGTGTACCCAAAAAGATGGTCGTTAATAGAATCAAGAAGGATATGGTTTCACGATGGAAAATGCAGAGAAAGCGCAACCTCGAAAGGAATTACGTGATGAAGAATGTTAACGTCACCGGGGTCCCTAATAATATGAAAAATAAGT